AATGTCAAATCAAATCTTTTCTAACTCTACTTTTTTTCAAATCTACTATTGCTCAAAACACAAAATGTATGACTTTACAATATTCAATTCAAATACAAAAGAAGTTATCTATCACTATCACTTCTCAAACCTAAAAGATATTAATAAATTAATTCAAGAATATAAATAATAAATATAAAAACAAAACAAAATGTCAAATTCAAATTTCCTAGCAGACAAAACTTATTTTCAAATCTACTATTCAAAAGAACACAAACTATATGACTTTACAGTTTTTTGTAATTTAACAAATAAATTTTTATTTCATTGTCATTGTTCAAGTTTAAAACAAATTAACAAATTAATTGAAGAATATAAATAATAAATATAAAAGCAAGACAAAATGAATAAGTATTATAAAACATTACAAAACATATTAGATAATGGTCAAACACAATCTAATAAAAAAGGAAATATAATATATTTATTAAATGAAGCTTTATCTATGGACAGAGCAGATTTAACACAAATATTTAGCGAGCATAAAATAGCTAAGAAAAAATTAAGCGCTGAACTTGAATTATATTATAAGGGTATTACTGATGTAAAAGAATATAACAAAATAGGGATTAATTGGTGGGACTATTGCGCCCCGAAATTAATTAATAGTTATCCTACTTATTTTGCAAAGCTCCCCGCCCTTATAGATAAAATAAATAAAGAAAAGAGGTCCTCAAAAAACTATGTGCTTTTTATAGGAGAAACAGGAGTGCCAACTAATCAATTGCCTTGTCTTAGTTTAATACAATTTCAAATAAGTGATAGTAAACTTCACATGACCGTATTCCAAAGAAGTGCAGATAGTAGTTTAGGGTTGCCTTCAGATATATATCAAATGTATTTAATAAGTAAATTAATAGACGTAGAGCTTGCTAATATTACTTTTTTTATAGGCAATGCTCATATTTATGAAAACAATATTAAAAACACAATTAAATTATTAAATGGTGAAAATCCTAAATTTAGTTTAAACGTATAAATTATGATAGTAAATGAAGCAGCCTGGGAAAAATTAAAAAAGCAAATAGAATATCATACACAGCATGATAGTGAGATAACAGATGTGCTTATTAATTATCAAGTTAAACCTGGTAAAAAGAATTATTTAAAACTTAATATAACAATAGACAAATGGGACAAATTAACAGAATAGAAAAATTAGAAACAAGAATTAAAATACTAGAAGCACAATTAGAAGAAGCCCAATTGCATACTTATATAGGCGAAACAGACACATTGCATTGTTCTGACGGCGAATTATATATTGGGTACGGCAAAAAAACGCTTGTAATGGAGATAGACCAGCTGTTTAGAGACTTGCCCTCGATTATTAGAATGGTAACTAAAGAACAAAAGAAGATGCAAGAAATGCACTTTGAAATGATTAAAAAAGCATTATGATTTTATTAGTAGATGCAGATAGTTTAATTTTCGCGAGTTGCTATCGTAAAAAAGAAACACCGGACGATGAGCTATATTATACGGATATTGAAGATAGCAGGGCAAAGTTTGACGAACAATTTATGTCAATAGTTAATCATCTTGAAGAAAAATATCCGATCGATAAAGTGCTTACGTTTAGCGGCTCAAAAGGTAATTTTAGAAAACTTATAACGCCGAAATACAAAGCTAATAGAAAAAAACAGGAATTGCCGCCTTTATTAAATGACATGCACCAATTCGTAAAAGACCATTATGATAGTATTTGGGGTTATGGCGTGGAGACTGACGATATGGTTGCAAGATACTGGAAACAGATTAGCGATGATATTGGGCGTGATGAGGTTATGATTGTGTCAATTGATAAAGACTATAAACAATTTAATTGCTTAATGTATAATTATCATTATAAGCATAAAGAAATATTAGACATATCCGAAGAAGAGGCGTTGTATAATTTCTATGAGCAAATGATAGTTGGCGATAGCGCAGACAATGTAAATTACCACAAAGGACGCGGGAAAAAGTTTTCGCAAAAATATTATAAAGATTGTAATACTAAGTATCAATATACAAGAAAGTTATATGAATTATTTAAGCAAAAATATAAAGGTAAAGCCAGGCAAAAATATACAGAGTGCTATCACCTTTTAAAATTAAGAACAGAATGAAAGATAAAATAGTACAGGATTTAAAAAAAGAATTTGATATAAGAAGTTGCGTGGGAATAGATAAATACAAAACAACACTACAAGACAATAACAAAGATGATTTTTTACAGCACTTAAAAGAAGAATTAATGGATGCTGCTTTATATATACAAAAACTACAAAGCAATGATAAATGATTTAGAAATAGTTAAAGAGGCAATAAGAAACAAGGACTATAAAGACGCCTTGCAAATGATTAATGAAATACAAAAAGATTTAAAAATATTAGCTTTATGCAATACAACACCACATTACTAGAAACTCCCGAACAAGTAAGCGATCTGCTCATAAAATTATCCGGTATAGATATATACAAACAAACAAGAAAAAATGAATACGTAGAACATAGAGCATTACTTTGCCATATATTAAGAAATAAGCTTGATATGAGATGGGTAAGTATATCAAATTTTATAAAGTCAAAAGGCAAATCTTATGACCATGCTACCGCAATATATGCTAATAAAATGTATTCTATTTATAAACAATCAAACTTTGATTATTACGATAAATTAGAAAGTCAATTTATGGTTAGGTCACAGTTACAATATAGCAGACTATCAAGATTAGAGGTTATAGAAAAAAAACATAAAACACTAGAAAAAGATTATTTTAAAGCAATAGAAAAACTAAACAAAATAACAAAAGAAAGTGTTCTAACACAAAACGAAAAAAAATACAGAAGTCTAGAACAAGAACAAAAAACAATGTATGACGAAAGAGCGGCTTTAGTATTAAGGTCTTTTGAGTGGAAACAGAATAATAGCGAATACGAAATAATAAATTGCGCAACGTGATAGAATTTATAAAGACAATATTATGTTTGGCATTAAGCTTTGGTTTTCACTGCATAGTGTGGGAAGATGATTATGTAAAGTCTACATTTTGGAAAGTATACTGGGCAATAGTGCTTTTATGTTTATTGCCTTTAATTATAATGATATGATAAAAAAAGAATGGCACTTTATGCAAACACCAAAAGAAAAAGCATATAATATATTTAAGAAGTTTTACAATGTAGAGGGTCAAGACTTCCACAATACATTAACAAGCAAAATAGGTAAACAATGTGCAAGGCTACATATAAATTTAATACTTGAACACGAAATAATAAAACCGCATAACAAGATAACATTAGAATACTATCAAGAGGTATTAAGTGAAATAGAAAATTTATGAATAAGAAACTAATACAAAAGCTACAACAACTATTAGACAAATTACCAAGAGGCAAACAAAGGAAAGCAATAACAAAAAAACTACTTAATTTAAAGCTAAATAAATAACTTGTTTAAATACGTTATATAATTGAATAAACAAATTTATTTCAAATGGATAAAAGGAAAAATAATGGCGGTGCAAGGGAAGGCGCTGGTAGACCAAAGAAGGCAGACGAATTAAAGCTAATAGAAAAGTTAGACAACCTTATTGATAATGATGAGGTAATTAAAACATTAGGCAAACAAATCCTAAAGGGAGATAGTAGAGCAATGTCATTGTACTTTGGTTATAGATATGGTAAACCAAAAGAGAGTGTAGATATAACCTCAACAGACGGATTTAATATAAACTTTAAAGACATCATCAAATTTAAGTGATAGACATAAACACAAAGTATGAGCCTATTCAAACTTCAGATGCCAGGTATTATATTGTTACTGGGGGTCGTGGCTCTGGTAAATCTTATTCTATAAATCTGCTTTTATTGTTGCTTACTTTTGAGGCCGGGCATACAATCTTATTTACAAGGTTTACATTATCTTCCGCATACATATCTATTATACCAGAATTTATAGACAAGATAGAGACACTTAAACTACAAGATTATTTCTATATTACAAAAGACGAAATACGAAACAAGCTATCAGGCAGCAAGATAATCTTTAAAGGAATTAAGACATCTAGCGGAGACCAGACCGCAAACTTAAAATCTTTAACAAACGTATCTACCTGGGTGATGGACGAGGCGGAGGAATTACAAGACGAAAATATTTTTGATAAAATAGATTTAAGTGTAAGAAATCTAAAGCAAAAAAATAGGGTGATACTTATTTTAAACCCAGTTACAAAAGAGCATTGGATATACAATAGGTTCTTTGAAGATAAAGGCGTTATGGCTGGCTCTAATGCGACCAAAGGAAATACAACATATATACATACAACTTATTTAGATAATATACAAAACCTATCCCAAAGCTATTTAGAACAAATAGAAAACATTAAGGAACGTAGACCAGAGAAATATAACCACCAAATGCTCGGGGGCTGGTTAGCAAAAGCGGAAGGCGTTATTTTTAATAATTGGAAAATAGGAGAATTTAAAAAAGTAGGTGTAAGTGTCTTTGGGCAAGATTATGGATTTGCCACAGATGAGAATACCTTGGTTGAAACTAATATAGACACAACAAACAAAATAATCTATTTAAAGGAATGTTTTTATTTAAAGGGGCTTACTACATCTCAGATAGCAGAACTAAACCTTAAACACGCCGATAATAGCCTTATAGTGGGGGATAGCGCTGAGCCTCGGCTTTTGTATGAATTAAAAGCAAAAGGTTGTAATGTAGTTAAAGCTATAAAAGGTCAAGGGTCTATAACTTATGGCATAGCCTTGCTACAAGATTATGATTTAGTAATTGAACAAAACAGCATCAACCTCATCAAAGAACTAAACAACTATTCTTGGTTAGAAAAAAAGTCCAAAACACCACAAGATAAATTTAATCATATTATTGATGCGATCAGATATGCAGTATCATATCAACTACAAAACCCAAATAGAGGAAATTATTTTATAAGCTAACTTACTCATAACTAATGCGTTATAAATTATTTTAAAAATACTTTAAAAATACTTACTAAATTGTGTGTTTATAACTAATAATTATATGTATCTTTGGTTTATATTAATTAACTAAGACAAAATATTATGAAACTTACAAAACAAGAGCTTGAACAAAAAGATTTAATGTTTACTAATTCATTAGATGACCTTATTGAAGTATCATTATTAAACGGGCATTTTCAAGTATGGCTGAACGGAGTAATTGTTAAAAGCACTAAAGGCTTAAAACCAGCACAGCAAAAATTAGATTTTCTATTAACTATATAAAACAAAACAGAAATGGAAGAAACAGTAAAATTGCCAGTAAAAGAATTTCAAAAGCTATATGCTATTAAGTTGAGGTTAGAAACCTACTTTAGTTATATGGAAGATGATAGAGGTGTATTAAAACACATGGCTCCTTCTTTTTTAGAAGACGCAAAAAAGTTTATTAATGAGTATAATAATATGACCATTGAAAAAGCCTACTAACTATAAAACAGTATTAATAATAGTATTGATGCTGGTTTTTTTCGCGATCGCGTTAAACGCTTTAAATATATATATAAATGTATAGTAATTGTTGTGGCGCGGAAGCATCTTATTTAAGTGAAGACTTATGCGGGGAGTGTTTAGAACACGCGGAATTTAATGAATAAGCAAAAGGTGGGGGTTATCCAATAACTTTAATACTTGGTCGTTGCGAGGTTACATAGGAGGCCACCCACTTTTTTAAAACACATTATTTAATAAATAAAAAAAAGTTATTAAATATTATGTTCGTATGCTTTTTATGCGTATCTTTATAAAAAATAATAACTAACACTAAAACAAAACATTTTGAAAACTATTAAAGACAACAGAACAGGAAAGATTTCAACTACACTATCACAACTAGGGACAAGCTCATTTAGAGTATCACAATGTTATTTAGGAGATACACCTACACAATTATCTATGACGTTTTATAAAAACATTCATGATGCTAATTACTCCTTTAAAATATTAACTAAATAATTCGCGACCATTAAGCAAAACAACCATGACACTTACAGAAATAAACGAAAGCAGGAAACGATTTAACGGCTTAAGAGATAACGGCAAAATAACACTAATAAACTTTGTCAAACACTTAGACACTTTAGACAGATTAGAGGCTAAGCTAACTAATAATTAATAAACCTTAATAATATAAAAAAATGATAGAAACTATAAAACATACATTAGGCTTATGTGAAGATATATCACACCCTAACATAATTAAAATAATCGCTATTGTATTAATAGTTGGTTTTATTGTAAAATCTTTAAACAGAACAAATGAAAAAATTAATAAATAAGTACCTTGTAAAAAAAAGTATCAGACCTTATAAGATAGTGCCTTTAAGTACTGGTGTAATTGTAGAACATTATCGCAATGGTAAATTAAAAACAGAATATTATGGATTGGTATAGCCCCCCAGAGTACAAAGATTATGAGTGCACAGAATGTGGTGCAGAAATAGACAAGCCAGGCGTTTGTTCCGGCACTTGTCACGAGGCAAGTATGATTTAATAGTTAGTTAGTTTTGAGTAAAAGGTGCATCAGAAATGGTGTGCCTTTTTTTATTATATTTACTCTAGTATAAAAAACCAATTTAAAAACGTTATATAAGCATGGATATAAATATCACAATACCAACAAATCTAAATGAAATTACATTAAGACAATATAAACATTTTCTTAAAATTCAAAAAACGGTAGATGATGAGAAATTTTTAAGCGCTAAAATTATAGAGATTTTCTGCCAGGTAAAATTGAAAGATGTGATGGGTATTAAATTTCAAGATAGTGAGTTTATTGTAAAGACCTTAACAGAAATGTTTGATAAAAAACCAAAGCTAGTTAAGAGTTTTACACTCAATGATGTTAACTATGGTTTTCACCCGCAGTTAGACGATTTAACACTGGGGGAATATATAGATTTAGATACTTATATTGGAGACTGGGAGAACATTGAAAAGGCGATGGCAGTCTTATATAGACCGATCGCTAGCAAGCTAAAAGGAAAGTATACAATAGTAGATTACAAAGTGGGAGAAGATACTAAAATTTTAGATATGCCAATGGACGCGGTTTTGTCATCTATTTTTTTTTTGTGGAATTTAGGACTCGACTTGTCGGAAGCTATGATGAGTTATTTGGAGAAGGAGGAGACAGAAGCCTTGACGCAATTTCTAATTTCACAACCAAATGGGGTTGGTATAACGCAATTTACGGACTTGCTCAAGGAGACATTACAAGATTTGAAAATATCACTAAACTAGGAGTACATGAATGCTTTATGATGCTGTCATATATGAAAGACAAGTCAGAAGTAGAGGCAAAAAATATTAAAAAGAATTTTAAATGAGTCAACAAAGTATAAGAGGTTTTTATCAGCTAACCACAACAATAGAAAAAGAACTATTAGGGGGGCAATTTACAAATACAGTTTCTATTGGAGACATAAGCAAAATTAATCTTAACAAGCAAGATATATTTCCTTTAGCGCATATTATAGTCAATAGCGTATCAGCTGAAGAAAATGTGCTTAGATTTAATATAAGTATACTAGCCTGCGATATTGTTAATCAATCAAAAGATATAACCACGGATAGGTTTACTGGAAACAATGACGAGCAAGACATTTTAAATACACAGCTATCTGTTCTTACGCTACTCGTACAAAAATTACGAATGGGTGCATTGCATCAAGAAATGTATCAGGTAGAAGGAAACGCTACCCTAACGCCTTTTAATGACAGGTTTGAAAATGAGCTAGCTGGGTGGGCTGCAGATTTTGAGGTTTTGATTTACAACGATATATATATTTGCTAATGAAATTCAAGAACGTAGATGAGGTTTTAAATAAGTATGGAAAATATGTTGTACAACAATCTAGGTCTAATTTAACCAGAGATAAAAAAGGGGGCGGAGATTTATATAATTCGATTGCCTACAGCTTAGATAAAAGTCAGGATGATTTTTTATTGGACTTTTTAATGGAGGACTATGGTGCTTTTGTTGACAGAGGCGTAAAGGGTAAAACCTCAACATATCCGGAAACAAGTGCTGCATTATCAAAGTTTCAATATGGTAGCGGTACTGGTCCAAAAGGGGGCCTAACAAAAGGTATTGCAAAATGGGTTAATAAAAAGAAATTTCAATTTAGAGACAAAAAAGGGCGCTTTATGAGTTATGAGAGCATGACTTATTTGATCGCTCGCAGCATATATAATAAAGGATTAAAAGCTAATTTGTTTTTTACAAAACCTTTTGAAGCCGGGCTAAAGAAATTTCCAGAGGATTTAATAATGGCGTACTCATTAGACATTGATAACTCAATAATACTAGGAACAAAAAAATAAGATATGGATTGGACACTAAACATCGCATTTCACTTCCCGCATAATCGTTTTTTAGCGGGGTGGGAATATATAGCAAGAGACAAAAAATATAAATACACAACAATAAATGTATATCTATTTATTGCTACACTAACACTAGACTTTTAAGATGGCAAATATAGCATTAAGAAATCCACAGTTTAAGCACATATTAGCCGGGGTCACGGCAAAGTCTGTAGTATGTAGGTTGACAATAGACGGCACTTTAAGATATACTCTTGTAAAAAATCTTCCTACTTTAGTATCTCTACAACCGCAAACAATTAATTTTGAAATTGCAGAACTAGCAAGAGATTATTTAGAAATTGCATACGATGTAAACTATACACCACAATTCGTTGACATAGAAACAAATTTAAAAAGCTACGATGCTTTAAATGGCACTGGTAATGAAGTCGATACACCAGCTACTATTGTAGATAAAGGCTTTGAGGCTTATGGAGATTTTTTAGAGGGCGCAAACCCAGAGATAACTTTTAACAGAACTGCTCCCACGTTTTTAATCGCTAACGACACACCACCTACGGCAACAAATACATTTACAATTTTAGCACCTACCGGAGAAACTGGGAAAGTCCCCAGCATAACAAGTTTAGGCGGCTTTG